AACAATCTTAAAAAGATTTCTTGGTGGAGACATAAGTCTTGAAACTTTCGTAATCTATGATAGAATATTCTCATTCAGAAAGAAGTTTGATAAGAAACTGAAAGATCCTGTATGGGAAACCGTCAGTCTTAAAATACAGAAGTATTCTCCCTTTCTTCAAATAGATATCTTTAAATTCAAAAAGATTTTGCGGGACCTTGTGGATGAGTGACTTTTTTGATTCCGAAATCATTCAGGAAGAACTGAGTGAAATTAATAAAATGCAAGAAAAAATCTACGAGAGTTTTATTTCTTTTGGAAATATGTCCCGTGAACAAAAACTTGAGCACGTTGAAATACTTTCATCCTTGCTTGAAAAACAGCAAGTGATGTATACAAGATTATCTCTTTCTGATGACCCAAAGGCCATTGAGATGAGAGATAATTTACGCAAATCAGTTTCATCAATGGGGTTTCCTCCAGAAACTGATATGTTGACTTTATTCAGTAGTATGAATGCAACAATAAAATCTCTCAAAGATTATATTGAAGATTGACAATTAAGTCTCTATTTGTTATACTATCTAAGTAAATCCAAAACATCCAAACTAATTCAAGGTAATTTAAAATGAGCTTCGCAGATCTTAAAAAGCAATCCAAACTGGGTTCTTTGACACAAAAACTAGTCAAAGAAGTCGAAAAAATGAATAATGCAGGTAGTTCAGGAGATGAACGTCTCTGGAAACTAGAATGTGATAAAGGTGGCAATGGTTATGCCGTTATTCGTTTCCTTCCTGCTCCTGAAGGTGAAGACCTTCCATTCGTCAAACTCTATTCACATGCCTTCCAAGGTCCTGGTGGATGGTATATTGAGAACTCTCTGACAACTCTGAGTCAGAAAGATCCAATGTCAGAATACAATACTATGCTGTGGAATAACGGCACCGATTCTGGTAAAGATCAAGCACGTAAGCAGAAACGTAAACTGACTTATGTTGCAAACATCTATGTTGTAAAAGATCCTGCCAATCCTGAGAATGAAGGTCGAGTATTCTTGTATAAGTTCGGTAAGAAAATCTTTGATAAGATTACTGCCGCAATGCAACCCGAGTTTGAGGACGAGGAAGCAATCGATCCGTTTGATTTCTGGCAGGGTGCTAACTTCAAACTGAAGGCAAAGAATGTTGCCGGTTATCGTAACTATGATTCTTCAGAGTTTGCCCGTCAGGACGCACTTCTGGATGATGATGAAGCAATGGAAGCAATCTGGAAGAAAGAGTATTCTCTCGAAGAGTTTGTTGCTCCAGACCAATTCAAGTCTTATGATGAACTGAAGAAGCGTCTTGATTATGTTCTCGGTATCAAAGGAACGACTAAGTTCCAAGACCAAGAATCCGTTCAGGAAGAAGAAGAGTTCCGTCAACAGAATCGTGGAGAATCAAATCCTGTCCCTCAGTCAATGAAGGAAGAACTTGATAGTCTATCACCTACCAAGACTGATGACGATGATGATACTCTCTCATACTTTGCCGCACTCGCAGCAGACTGAGTTAGTTAGGGATTGTGACTTTGGTATTCTCAGTTCTAATCAGTGATTCGTTCACATACTCTGAGGATAAACCATAAGTCATAATCTCTCTCATATCATTCAAAAATTGTTGTAAATATCCTTGTTTTAGTAAATAAATCGAGGATTTTTTATTGTTCTTAATTGTTTCATATTCCCAGTTTGATACTCCTCTTCTTACTGAAATACCAGATACAGAAACTTTATTGCCATTATCACTATAATTTAAAGTAAAGTCTTCATTCACATCTTTACCTTCCGGAAGAATTAATCTACCACTTGAGTCTTTGACTTCTTTAGTTTCATAATAATTAATATCAGATAAGTTCTCTACACCATACTTATTTTCTGCATACTTATATAATTGGTAATTAGATAAAGGCCATTCATCTCTTACATTAATAATACCGGCAGTCATTAAGACTACCCAATCTAAATCTGCCTTACCATAAAACTCTTCGGCAACTGTATCAGGTCTGGCACCTTCTACGATTTCATACTTATTGAAGAGTGTAAAAACATTTTGTAAATCATCACGCAACTTATTTCTTCTGAATAAGTTTTTGACTTTTAAGTAATCTTGTGATGAAATTGCATCAGACAAGAATGACTGATATTCTACATCTGGTAGTTCTCTGAAATAACCCATTTTAGTATCCTACTCCTGTTTTACCACTTTCTGTATCATAATCTTCTGCATAGACTGGACTCAGTTCTTGGAATGATAATTGCATCACCATATGAACAGGTGTTTTAGATCCGTCATCATATGTCATATAAGTTCCCGAACCTGTATAATTGACCTGAACATTTGTAAGTGCCGCAACAACAAAACTATTTAAGAATTGGTGATTATTGCTTCCAGTTTTATACTTTAATCGAAATACATTTGGAGACTGAAGAAATATACCAGTTTGATTTCCGTTCTCGATTGTTGTTGATGGTGACATACTTATTTTTAAAGTTCTAATAATATTTTTCACCATTTCTGCTTCATCACCATTTCTTGGAGCAAGATTAAATGAAAAATTAAAACTTCTTAATTTTACACCATTAAATAATAGTTCTTTATTTGGATTTAAGATTTGACCTGTTGATCTTGCTAAAACTCCTTCAAAACTAGTATTTCCTCTTAAAACATTTACTGCATTCGAAGCAAAAAATGCATTAGATACTTTCTGTGCTTCACCACTTTGTACTAGTCCTTTCACTCCTTCTACGGCTCCTCCTATTGCGCCTACTATTCCTCCGAAAAATTCTTTAGCATTAATCGCCTCATTTACAAGTCCAAGACCATATGCTGCAAATGGATTTATACTATCTTCACCCCAACCCGTAGAATTTGTTGACGTAATATTTTGTGGTATTGGTAAAAGTATTGATCCTAATATGTCTTCTTTTTTATTATAATTTCCTTTAGATGTTTTTAATGATCTTATCGTATTATTTTTTTGTGTAAGGTCAAGAGATAATGGTTTATATTGTAAAACATCTATTTGCAAATAATCTGTGTTTTTATGTATTTCTTTATTCGGATATCTAAGTTGCTTAAATTTAGATGATTTTCTTATTTCTTGTTTGTTGAGTTTAGGTCTGGGAGGTTTAGAAGCAGGTTTTGACCCTTGGTCTGCTGTTGTTGTAGTTTTTGCTGCTTCTATAACTTTGGGGTTACTTCCAGTTAAACGAGACAATTCTTCTGGAGTTTTTGCAGAAGCACCATAATCTTTTTGTAGTGCTTCTTCTTTAGCCTTTTGAGCAGCAAGTCTTTCTTTTTCTATTCTTCTATTGGCTGCGCTTCTTCCCATCTATCTTTCTTTTTTAAGTATTTAGAAACTTTCCATAAGGAATTTCTCTCAGGTCGGCAATTTCACCTGCATATACTTCATACAATTGACCAACAACTCTATCAATCCTATACACTCTTTGTGAGGGAAAGTGAAAATTAGTTCCATTGAAATATATATTTCCATTTTTAGATTGGGATATATTCTCACAATAAATTAATGGATGTTGATCATATCTTATATTTGGAGTTTCGGCAATGTAAATATAAGTATAAAATTTTCCAGGAATGGGAACAGGAGTTACAGAACCTTTAACTGCTTCTAATATTTCTAGCATTAAATCATCAGGTGTTTCAGTTCCGATTAAATCATTAACAATATTTCTCACACGATTATCATCATCATCTGTTGGTCTATTTGGATTTTTTAGGACTCCATCATCATAAACATTAGAACCTACTTTTACATTTGGATCACTACTTGTAGTTACTTCACCAGTTTGAGAAACATAATAATATGATCTTCCTGTTTTTCCGCCCCTTTTAATCGTTCTTGCCATTACTTAATACCTAAATCATGTTCCGTGAGCACCTGAAACTCATAACCATGATCTAAACACCATTCTTTAGCGGCATTCCACTTTGCCTTATTTTTAGCATACTCAATAACTTCATAGATATAACCTTTCGTTTTTCTTTTTTTAACTTTAGGTTCTACACATTGTCTAAGAGGTTTGATTTCAATAATCTTCTTTTTAATTGTCCCATTAGGATCTTTGACCTTAATATAAAAATCTGGAAAGTATCTGTGGTATCTGTTATCAATGGGTGACCGATATGGAACGACAATTTCTTCACTTCCCCATTCTAAAATATTCCGGTTGCGGTCACAGTAACCGCAGAATATACGTTCCCAACTAGAACGACATATTATATTATCTACATCTCCTTTATACTTGGTGGGGTATTCGGGTTTGTATTTACTCTTGTTAAAATGTTTAGTCACTCTTCTGCCCCTTTGCAGTCTTTCTTTTACCGGTTATCATTTCCCTTATATGCCATCTAAATAACTAATAATCAAGTAGTCTTATAGGTATTTAGAGTGCCGAGAATTAAAAAAATATCAGAATTTAAACCTTTAATTACTAATCTTGCACAGACATCTCATTATCAAGTCATGTTTGGTGGGTTGAATGGTCAACTGAGTACACATTTAAATTCCAGAGGAGTAGATACAAGATTTATCACAGAAAGTTCTGGTTTATTATGTTCTTCTGCTTCCATTCCTGGTAGTTCATTAGCAACTGCGGACATCAATGGAAACTTTATGGGATTGCAAGAGAAGATGGCACATACCCGAATTTTTACTGAAATGCAATTGGAATTTTATGTTGATTCTGATTATAGAATGATTAAGTTTCTAGAGCACTGGATGGAATTCATTACAGATGGTTCGGAAGTTAACCAAACTGAAAAAACATATTATTATAGAATGAGATTTCCGGATGAATATAAATGTGACAAAACAAAAATTACAAAATTTGATAGAAATGGTGATAAAGAATTAGAATATACCTTTATAGGATTATTTCCAAAAAATTTAACATCTATTCCAGTTTCTTATGGAACTTCTGATATATTAAAAGTCAGTGCTTCATTTGAATATGAGCGTTATATTGCTGGTAAGACAACATCGAAGAGTGTAAAAAGTGGAACTAGTAATAATAGAGGATCTGTAGATTTTAAAACATCAGTTGAATTAGGTTCTCGAATAGATTTTGGAACCAATAATGTAAGAGATCAAATTTCAAATAATAATCTTGTTTAATCCGTTCTAAATAATCACAACTGAACTTATAATGGGTTTTTATGCCTTTACCTAAAATTAATACTCCAATCTATGAGTTGGAATTGCCTTCGACTAAAAAGAAGATTAGATATAGACCATTTTTAGTAAAGGAAGAAAAGATTCTAATTATTGCGATGGAATCTGAAGATCAGAAACAAATTACGACTGCTATCAAAACTATAATCGGCAACTGTATTCTTTCTAGAGGTATTAAAGTAGAACAACTATCTACTTTTGATATTGAATATCTTTTCTTAAATATCAGAGGTAAATCTGTCGGAGAAGAGGTTGAAGTATTATTGACTTGTCCTGATGATGAAGAGACGCAAGTTTCTGTAGTTATTAATCTCGATGATATTAAGGTTCAATCTGATAAAAATCATTCGAGAGATATTGTATTAGATGAAAATCTAACTATGAGAATGAAGTATCCTTCTCTAGATGAGTTCATTAAATCTAATTTTAGTTTTGATGGTAAGTTTGGTGTGGATGAATCATTCCAACTAATTGCTTCTTCGGTGGAGCAAATTTATAATGAAGAAGAGTCATGGAATTCTTCTGATTGTAGTAAGAAAGAAATGCTTGATTTTATTGAGCAATTGAGTTCCAAACAGTTTAAGGAAGTTGAGAATTTCTTTGAGACAATGCCAAAACTTTCGCATACTGTAAAACTAAAAAATCCAAATACTGGGGTCGAAAGTGATGTTGTATTAGAAGGTCTTTCCAGTTTTTTCGCATAGGTATGGCGCATACTGACCTTGCGTCATACTACCAAATAACATTTGCCCTGATGCAGCATCATCATTGGTCTTTGACTGAGTTAAATGAGATGATACCCTGGGAGAAGGACATTTACCTCACTTTATTAGAGCAATATATTGAAGAAGAAAAATTAAAGCAACAACAGAATGGGACAAATTGCTGATAAATAATATTGTTGAAGAAGAAAAATTAAAACAGCAGCAAAGCAGTGCTAACTAATAAATCTTTCAGAGCACCACAATTAAATATGAGGAGAAGTAAAATTTCTCCTACTAAAATTTCTCCTAGTAAAATTGCTAATACTGGGGCAAATCCTTATACTGGGGAATACTTATCTGCTGGAGAGAGAAAATTATTATTTCAGAAAATAAATGTAAGTTCTGCAAATGTTTTTAAGAAATCAGGAGCACTTGTAAAAACAACACCATCTACAATCACTCCAGATATTAATGTTACAGTTTTATCTAAAAGAGTTTTTGTATTAGAAAATGATGTTTCTTTTCTAGCAAAGGCATTAAATAAGGAAGCAGAACTTGAGAAGAAGGCACAGAAACAATATGAAAAAGATGCAGAAAAAGTAGAAGAAAAGAAACTTAGATCTGGTGAAGAGAAAAAATTAGAGAAAAAAATAACGAAAGGGTTAATTTCTCCAGTAAAAGCAGTAGGAAAAAAAGCAGGAGGAGTTCTTGGAACCTTGATGGAACTCTTCATGACTTTACTTGGAGGGTGGTTAACAAATCAAGGATTAGAGGCAATAAATGCAAATGCAGAAGGTAATATTGGTAAATTAGAATCAATAGCAGCAGAAGTTGGAAAAACTCTTTTAACTGTTGGTGGAATATTCGCATTATTGAATGGTGGAATACTTGGTATTGTTGCTACTATCGGTGCGATAACTGCTGCTATTATTGCTGCACCATTTAAATTTGCATTTAGAAAACTTAGAGAACTTGTCACAGGAAAACCAAAACCTCCTGGTGCTGGTGGTGGAAAACCTGGTGCTGGTGGTGGTTCTGGGGGAACAGGAGGTAGTTCTAGATTAAATTATGGAAAAAATGTAGATCCAACAACTGGAAAACCATTAAGAAGTAATTCTAGTATTAGTAGATTTAATGATTCTTTTTCAAGAAAAATTCAAGGAAAAGCAAATCTTGGAGACAAAGCAAGATTATTTTTTAGAGGTGGTGCAAAAGAAATAATTAATAATATTCTTAAAAGATTTACAGGAAGTACTCCTATAAAAGCAATTAAAGGAGTTCTTAATTTTATAAAAAATAGTCCTGGGGGAAAACTTGTTGGATGGGCTTCAAAACCATTCATTAACTTTGGTAAACATGCACTTGGTCTTTTTAAACCAGAAAATTTAAAAAAAATTGGAACATCACTTGGAAAAGTGGGGGTACTATCTAGACTTCTTCCTATATTATTTGGAGTCATTGATGTTAAAAAAAGAGCAAATCAAGGAATGTCTCCTGCACAAGCAATTATCCCTGCAATATTAAAAACATTAATGACCAGTGGTGCTGCTATTCTTGGTGGATCGGTTCCAATTCCTGGACTTAATATTTTAACTTCTTTTGCTGGTGGAACTGCTGGTGCTTGGTTAGGTGATAAAGTTATGGGAGGAATTGATAGTATATGGGATAAATCATGGGATAATAATCTCTTCAAAGGATTTAATAAAACTGTTATGGGTATTGGAGAAAAGGATCCCACAGGATTAGTAAGTAAAATATTTCCATATGAAGGAAAAGATAAAAAATATGATTCTAAAGTAGCATCAACACCAGGAGCACCAACACCAGCAGTAACAACACCAGTACCAGGAGAAATGCCTGCTGCACAAATTGCTTCTCCATCTTCTCCATCAATGTCAGTACCAGGACCAGTATCTGGTGGTGGGAATACAACCGTAATTTATAAGAAAGTCGGAGGTTCTGGAGGACAGATGCAGGGACAACCACTTAAGAGTGGATCTGCGACTGATGTCCCATTGATTGCTTCGGCAGATCCAAGCAATTTCTATACGATGTATTCTCAACTTCTCTATAATGTGGTAGGTTAAGATGGCAGTAGCAGCAGTAGCAGCAGGAGCACTTAGAATAGGTTCAATGTTTGCCAAAGGTGCTGGTTCAGTTCTTTCTGGTGGAGCAAGGGGAGTTGGTAGAAGTGGAGGAATGCTTCGTAGAGCAGTTCTTAAAAAGACTAAAGTAAAGAGAGAAAATATTGCAAGAAGTAGAAGTTTTAATAAAAAACTTATGGAGAGAAATAAGAGAAGACAAAAAGAAAAAACTATAGAAACTTTTAGTATAAAAAAACCTAGACTTGGAAGAATTCCAGGTAAAAGTTTTTTTGATAGGATTTTAGATTTTATTGGAACTTTATTTCTTGGGTGGTTATTTAATAATCTTCCAAAAATTATAAAGTTTGTTCAAGATTTAATTAAGAGAATAAATCTTCTTATTGATAGTTTGAAGAGTTTTGTCGAGAATGTTGGAAAATGGTTTACAGGATTAAAGAATGTGGTCGTTGCTGGATATGAAAATTTAAAGAATTTTGATTTTACAGATAGTGAAGGAAAATTAAAAAGTGCATTGGCTGAAATGGATGGTGCATTTAAAGGAATGCAGACTGATGTTGAGGGTATGAAGAATGCTTTGACTGCTGATATGAGTGGAGAAACTTCTGGTGGTGCTGATGCATCTGGTGGTGCTGTATCAATCGATGATCCAAATGCAAGAGCATTACTTAATGCCATAGCAGAAGCGGAAGGAACTTCTAAGTATCAAAATCAAGGATATAATACACAATTTACAGGAACACAGTTTAATGATCTTTCAAAACATCCAGAACAAATAAGATCATCAAATGGTCTTGCTTCCGATGCTGCAGGGAGATATCAATTTTTAAGTACAACTTGGAAAAGTGTAATGGGTGGAGCAATGACTCCATCGAGACAAGATGAAGCAGCACTTAAACTAACTTCTGGTCGGGGAGTTAATATTAAAAATGGACTGTCATTAAACGAGATTTATAAATTGGGTGGGGAATGGGCATCTATTGAGGGTGGACCCCAAATGAGAAAGGGTGGTTCTTATGGATCTCAAGCAAAGTATAGTGCTGAAAAGTTTCTTCAAATGTATCAAAAATATGGAGGTAAAGTTGAAGGTCAAGAAGGTGGTAGTGGTGGAAAATATGGTGGTGGTGGAGGAAATGTTGTAGAATATATTACAGGAGATAGAAGGCACCCAAACTTTGAATATAATGGTCATGGGAGAGAATCAAACTATCATGATCACATTGCCTTTAAAACTCTCCAAGAAAAACAGAGAGCAAAAGCAGCATTACGTGCGGCAGGAATACAAATAGGTAGTGAATATAGACTGGGAGATCCTGGATGGCACGGAGCAAACTTGGCAATTGATGTTCCTGGAGCACAATGGGGTGGTAGTGGTGCAATCGGACAACGAGAATATAATGGTTCTGCAAGAGTAAGGCAGGTATTAACAAATGCCGGATTTGGTGGTGCAGGATTAGGACATGGATCAAGTGCAATCTCTCGATCTCCGGGAGTGATGCCTGATATTGGATATTCAACAGGACCACAAAATGCAATCATAATTATAGAAGAAGAAGCACCACCACCAATGATGATGGGACAATCTGGAGGATCTTCTCCAATTATTGTTATGGGTGCCTCGTTAAATAGTATTATGAAAAGAAAATTACTAACAGATTTAGCATATACTTAAATGTCAGCATCCGGATCTTCACTATACGAAACACTAATATTAGAATCTAATGATAAACAGAGAACTGTTGATCTAAAGTTAGGTGCTGTTTCGATTGATTATTATGAGGATATTTTTTCACCAACAATCACTGCTAAAATCAGAGTGATTAATACTGGAGATTCGATTGAAGGTGAGAAAAGTGGTAAATTACAATCAATATATAATGGTCTTCCTTTAAGGGGTGGTGAAAGAGTTCGTATGAAAGTTTTGGACAGAGGTGATGGAAAGAAAGGTCTTGATTTTGCATCAAATTCAAGTAAGTATCTTTTTGTTTCTAGTATTACTGATGTAATTTCTGAATCTCAAACAGAAAGTTTTCTACTTAATCTAGTTTCGAGAGAGGCAATCACAAATGAAACTACAAGAGTTGCGAGAAAATATACTGGAACAATTGACCAGTCAGTATCAAAAATTTTGAAAGATGTTTTAAAAACTACAAAATTTGATACTGAAGATATAGAAAAATCACAAAATCCATATTCATTTATTGGAAATCTAAAAAAACCTTTTACTACTTTAGTTTGGTTAGCATCAAAAGCAGTTCCGGTGTCTTCTGGAGATACCACTGCCGGATTTGTTTTTTATCAGACAAAAGATGGATTTAAATTTAAATCTATTGATGGTTTAATGAAAAAAGCAAAAGATGAAAATGTACCAACTTATACTTACACTGAAGTTAATGTTAATGAAACTGAAAAAAATAATGACTTTAAAATTTTAAATTATTTTACTGATAAAAATCAAAACTTAATTGAAAAATTAAGATTGGGAGCATATGCAAGTCGAAATATGTTTTTTAATCCATTAAATTTTGATATTAGTAATAATACATTCGTATTATCAAAATATAAAGGTAAGACAGAAAGTTTAGGGGCAAACGAATTTAAATTACCAACAACAGGTGAAGGATCTAATACTTCTCTTGCAGAAATTCCTACAAGAATCATATCTGGAATTCTTGATATTGGAACATTGGATAAAGGAATCTCAACAGAAAAAAATGCAGACCCAGAAAAATATAAATCACAATCTCTTATGAGATATAATGCACTTTTAACTCAAACTGTAAGTATGATGATTCCTTGCAATACTAATCTGAGTGCCGGTGATGGCATAAGATGCGAATTTCCAAAAATTTCATCAGAAGATGAAAATGAATTAGATAGTGAAGTAAGTGGAGCATATATAATAAAGGAATTATGCCATCATTTTGAACCTAACAGTTCTTATACTTCTTTGAAATTGGTTAGAGATAATTTCGGAATCAGTAAAAAAGATCAATGATAGAAGAATCTACACTCAAAAGTAATTTTATTGGACGAGACGGATTTCGTTGGTGGATTGGTCAAATTGCACAAACTGCTTCTGCACCAGAACAGGCAAATGGAGAAGGTTGGGCATTTAGATATAAGGTTAGAATATTAGGATATCACCCTGATAATTACAGTGAACTTTCTGATGAAAATCTTCCTTGGGCAGGAGTTATGTTGCCCACAACCGCAGGAAGTGGTGGTGGTGGATTTGCTCAAAGTGCTAGAATTAATCAGGGAGATATTGTTGTAGGGTTTTTTCTTGATGGTGATGATGCACAAATTCCGGTGATTATGGGTGCTTTTGGAAAAACACAATTTACACCATCACTCGAACCATCAGATCCTTTTGTTCCATTTACAGGTTACACTACAAATATAAAAAAACCCGACACAAAAAGTGAACGAGAATCGACAGGACAAAGTTCGCAGGATCAAAAACAACCTAGAAATATAGAAAATGTTGATCCTCTAAATGAAAATAATAAAGAGAAAGGTAAAGCACGAGAAGTAAAAGCATCAGAAGCAACAGGAAAGGTTATAACATTTGCTGATACTTGTGAAGATAATTTTGCCACAGAAGTTACTGGAGTATTAGGAAATCTAATTAATGTTATCAATCAAGGAACTGATTTTCTTAGTGACATTCAAAATGCAGTTAAAAAAATACAGGTTCTTGCTAATCAGTTTGTAGGAACTTTATTTAACTCATTATATACCGCATTAATTCCAATTTTAAAAAGTGGATTAGATCTTTTATATAAACAGGTTTATGCTGCAGTTCTTGCTTCAACAGGAAATCCAATTGCGGCACATTTAGCTGGTGTTGCAGCACAAGAATCTATGGTTGGACCACTGAAAGCAGTACAAGATGCAATCGCATGTGTTTCTGCAAAAATTATTAATGGTCTTGGAGATACACTCAAAGATTTAATCGAATCAACTGTTTTAGAAGTTGTTAATTTTGGAGTTTGTACGGCAGAACAATTTATTGGTTCTTTCTTAAATGGTATTATTGATGATATATCGTCCGGATTAGATTCTGTTTTGGGTGGTATAAGTAAAATTTTAGAATTGGCAAGTCCAGGATTTAAAATTGTAGATTTTCTTCGTAGTTCTGTTGATGTAATAAAATCTATTCAAAATTTCTTCAGTTGTAATCAAACTGCAGATAAATGTCATGGTGTTAAGGAATGGACAATTGGTTATGGTCCAAAAAATAAAGCAAAAGTGAATGATATTTTAGACAAAGCATTAGAATTTGCAAATATTTCAAATGCTTTGTCTGGTATAACAACACAAACTTCACCATATACTAAACCTGATTGTGGAACTCCAACAAGTTGTGGAGGACCAACAGTATCATTCTTTGGTGGAAATGGTATAGGTGGTGCTGGAAAAGCAATTTTGGGTGGAATTGTCAATAATACTGATGGTTTAGGAGAAATAACATCTTCTGTTGCAAGAACAGGAAGTATTATTGGTGTCGAGATTACAGATCCGGGTTCCAAATATACTTATGCTCCACCAATGGTTACTTTTGAAGATTCTTGTGGTCTTGGATATGGTGCAGTTGGAAGATCAATTGTTGATTATGATAAAAATTCTTCAACATATGGACAAATTATAGCTGTTTATATGCTTTCGGAAGGTGAAAATTATCCTATAGAAAATACATTAGAAGGTTCTGAAATAGGATTGGATGGTGGTTTGGTTGTAGATACAATAATTCTTTATCCGGGATCTGGATATGCTCCTGGAGATAGTGCAATTGATAATAATGGAGAAGAGTATGATCTTACCATTGACGACAATGGAAGAATTATATCAGCATCTCCAATAAATAGATTGGAAGTAACTGAGTTGCCAACAATTACAATTATTACAGATACTGGTATCGGAGCACTTATAAAACCAATAGTAAGAAAATTTTCTCCTTCATCCTCTTCTCAAGATGGAATTATTACCGAAACACCTATAACACCAATAGTGAGAACATTTGCTCCTTTACCACCTTCTCAGGATGAACCTCCTTCTCAGGATGAAATTATTAGTGTTGTAGATTGCGTATAATAAAATGGCAGAAAGACAGAATCAAAATATAGAATTACGTTCTTACGATTCTTACGGACCTAATTATAGTTTTAGTATTTCTGATCCTCAAATGAATGGTGATGGACCATCAATTGCAGGATTTTATGCTTATACTGAAAATAAGGATGTAGATTTAAAATTATTTTCTGAAAGTGGAATTTTTCATCAACATAATGATAAATGTATAGAAATGATTGCCGGAACAAAAAATTCAGCAAAAGATGTTAGTTTTGTTTTAGCAACTGTTAATGGTGATATTACAATTACTTGTATGAATAATGGTAATGTAAAAATTAAGGGGCAAAATATTATGATACAGGCAGATGAAGATATTGATCTAAAAGCAGGTAGAAATTTTAATGTAGTATCTAAAAATGGAAAAATTAATCTTGACGGTCAATCGGTAGATGTAAACGGTCTTACAGGAAATATGGTAGAAATGACTGTTGGTAGTTGGTTACAAAGAGTTACTGATGGTTCTTATGTGGGATTAGATTTCCTTAAAACTGCCGGTGCAGTTACTGGTATAGGAGATCTTCCTATAGTAGGTCCTGCCGTTTCCTCAATCTTCTAAAAAAATGTCAAGAGATTCCCTCAATATTAACGTATTTGGAGAAGAAACTTATTTTAATGATGATGTAACATTTTTTAAAAATGTAAATATTGGTGGCAATCTAAAAGTTGATGGAACATTTTTAGTCAAAGAAAATGCCACCTTCAAAAAAGATGTAAGAATTGAGGGAACATTGGACCTTGATTTCTTAATAGCAAGAACAAGACTTGATGTCGGTATTGGTGGAACAGCACTTAATATTGATACAAGAACTGAAAAGATTGGTATATTTACTGCAACTCCAATACAAAAGTTTCAGTTTAATTCTGAAGATGATAAAACTTTTGTTATTACTGATGAGGGGAGAGTTGGAATTGGAAAAACAAATCCCGAATTTGGAATTGTTGGTCTTAATACTGCAGCACAAGGAGAATTAAAACTTGATGTTGATGGATCAATTTCTATTGCAAGAAATATTTATGATTCTGCCGGTGCTCCTGGTGCAAATGGAGCATTCTTAAATCGTGATGCAAATGGAATTCGTTGGGTTACATTTGAACCCGCATTCTCTGAAGGTATTTTTATTCAAGATGAAGGTAATTATATTCCTATTGTTGGTGCTGCACAATCATTTACGGTATTGAATTTTGTTCAAATTAATAGTGGTGGTATAGGAACAGATACAATCATTCCAATTCCGGATCCATCTAATCCTATTGAAATTGCCAGAATACAATCTCAAGATTTATGGGGATATACTGGAGATGATATCTATAGATTATCAAATGTTGGTGTTGGAAAAGATAATCCTACATTTACTTTAGATGTTAATGATACCTTGAATGTCGATGGTGCCACTACACTTAATAGTAATTTAGATGTTGATGGTGCTACAACTCTTAATAATACATTAGATGTTGACGGTGATACAACTCTTAATGCAACTTTAGATGTTGATGGTGATACAACTCTTAATGCAACTTTAGATGTTGATGGTGATACAACTCTTAATGCAACTTTAGATGTTGATGGAGTTTCTACATTTAATGACCCAACAGATGCTACTAGTACGACAAGTGCATCAGTTCAAATTGATGGTGGTGTAGGAATAGTTAAGAAGTTATTTGTTGGTGATGATACTAAGATAGATGGAACTTTAGAATTAGATAGTTCTTTAATTGATATTAATCAGCAAACAGGTGTTGCGGGAAAAGATTATCGTTTATCTTCTGTTGGAACTGGAGTATCTTGGAGACCATCAGGTGTCGAAACACAAAATACTATTTGGGTGTCTAAAAATGGAGATGATACAAACAGTGGATTATTAGAGGGTGATGCGAAGGCAACTGTTGGTGCTGCTGCTGCAATTGCACAACCTGGTGATACAATTAAGATTCGTCCAGGTCGTTATATAGAAAATAATCCAGTTGGTCTTCAGAGAGATATATCTGTCACTGGAGAAGACATAAGATTAGTTACGATTGAACCACAAAATTTAACTTCGGATGTTTTCTGGGTTAGAAGAGGATGTCTAATTGAAAATCTAAATTTTGCTGGTGAATCAGTTGGTTTTGAACATCCTGGTTGTGGTGCTGTTGCCTTTCCAAAAACAGGAGCAACTGCAAATAGTGGGTATACTCCTGGTGGTCCGGCAACACAAGGACCGACAGGTAGGTGGAGATCACCTTATGTAAGAAATTGTACCAATTTCATGACCAAAAGTATCGGTATGAGAATTGACGGTGATGATGCAACAGGATCACCAGACGGTGCAAATCTAAAATCAATGGTTTGTGACTCATTTACACAATATAATGAAAATGGTATTGGGGTATCACTTACTAATAATGCATATGCACAATTAGTTTCAATATTTACAATTAATAATGATATTGCAATTTATGCGGATACTGGTGGACAATGTGACTTAACTAACTCCAATAGTTCTTTTGGTAATTTTGGTTTGTATGCCGTTGGATTGGGAGCAACTCAATACACTGGAACAGTATTGAATAATGTAATACCAGGAGATAATTCTGATGTTGTGGTTGGAACTGGTGTTACTGATTCGGAAAATGAACCAGAAAGACCTTTTGATGGTCAGGCATTATATTTTAAAATTGATTTATCTAATTATCCAGATGCTGTTGGATCTGGAAGAATTGCCGCACCATTACAAGAAGTTTTTAAGATAAACGTATTGGATGGAGTATCAGGAGGACCGTATAGTCAAACAAATCCTCCGGATATTATTATTAGAGATAATGATGGAACTGTTGCTCCCAAAGGTCCTCAAGGTATTCTGGCAGAAGGAAGTGCTACTGTAAATGCCGAAGGAACTCTAACTGCGATTGATGTTATTAACTCTGGTAGAAATTATCTATCAACACAAAATATTGTTGTGGAGGTAAATGGAGATACTTCGGTTGCTGAAGTTGTGATGAAACCATTATATTTCACAATCTCTGAAGCAACAGAGAATACGACTGGAATAACTACCATGACCTTCAATGAATTTGTTCCTTATGAACTATTCACAGGAGATCCATTTACTCTTCAAAGAATTAGTCGTATCTTAACAAGTTCTCATTCTTTTGAATATGTTGGTTCTGGTACTAGCATAAATACATCACTACCCTTTGAAGGTGCTCTTCCAATTAAAGCGAATGAAATTGTTGCTCTTGACGGAGCACAAATTCCATTCACTTCTACGGACCAAAAAGGTAATTTTGATATTGGTGAAGGTATTCAAGTTGATCAGACAACATCAACTATTAGAGGAAGAGATTTCAGTAAGGCAATTCAGGCAGAAGTTACACCACTCATACTTGCATTGAGATAAGATATGGCAATTGCACCACTTAATAAATTTATTACGATAGCAGTTCCTGTAGCACCGGGAGAACAAACCGTTTATACTGCACCAACTGGAGTTTCTTCTATTGTTCTTTATGCTTCTGCATCTAATGTTGGAGTAAATACATATCCATCAATAACATTTACACACAGAAGAACAAGCACTGCATCGAAAACATCAGGAAATACGAGGAATATAAGAGTTATAAAAAATGGAGAAATACCTCCGAATGATGCATTAGTGATTGTTGATGGTAGATTGGTATTAGAAAGGTCCGCACTTTTACGGGATTCTGTTGTCATTCAAGGAGTTCAGAGTGGAGTCGTATCAATAAGTACAGTACAATATGATAATACGACTGGTATTACCACTGTAGAAACAGCAACTCCTCATGGATTTAACGTAAATGATGAAGTTACGATGAGTGGTATTGCCTTTACTTGCGGTTCATATACAGGAGGACTAACAACATCAATCTTCCCAGACCCACAAAAATCTTTTATAGTCGATAGTATTACTGGTTCTGTCGGCACATCACTCACATTTACGACTGATACTGGTGTCGTATCAGGAATTGCACATACATATGTAAGTGGTGGTCAAGCTGCTCCATTACAGATGGAGTTTATTATGAGTATTCTGGAGAATAGTACAACATAAGTATGGCAAAGTATATATCAGGTCGTTCTAAAGTAACACCACAAACTGGATTAAGTTCTGATAGATATCGTTATCTTTCTGTAAGTGAATCCGAACCAAACTTAGGGGATCCTTTAATTGGTCCATCTGCTTATCTTGACAATCTTCCACCAGCAGGAAATCAATATATTGTTATAGGTGTTGATGGATATCCGGGTGAAAGATATTGGATTCCAAATCAGGGAGGTATTATTCCCGGTAGTATTACTATTTTTGATGAGGGAGATCAGGTTGGAGGATTAAGTAGTACTACACAATTAGATTTTGTTGGTAATTCTGTAGTTGCAGAAGGTTTAGGTGGAATTAATCCGGGATTTGCAGTTACTATTACAGTCACACCTCCAGGAAATAACAATTCAGTATTATTTAAAAATAATGGTGATTTTGCAACAGATAGTAGATTTACATTTAATAATGGATTATTTGCTGCAGGAGATAGAATTACCGTAGGAACTGGTGGAACAGTTATTACAACGACTGGTATTGGTTCGGTTGGTATAGGAACCACAAACCCAACACAAGAACTTCATTTAGATGGTGATTTTAGAATCACAGGAACAATCTATGATACTACTAATCAACCTGGAGATCAGGGAGATTTAATAGTCAAGGGCGAATCTGGTCTTTTATGGACCAGACCAAATAGTATTATCTCAGGTGCCGGTGGAACAATAGGACAAGTTCAGTTTCATAATACTTCCGGACTTGTAGATGGTGCAGATAATTTTTATTATGATTTTAATAATAATCGTGTTGGTATAGGAAGCACACAACCAACACAACTATTAGATGTTCTTGGAGTATCCACATTTAGTGGTGGGGTATTTGTCGATAATCTAACTGTTGGTGGAGTATCCACTTTTACAGGACTTGTTGATGCAAATGGTGGTATAGATGCAACTACTTTAAATGTATCAGGTCTTTCTACATTTGTAAGTAATGTAGATATAAATGCAGGTCTTGATGTTGATGGAATAACAGACCTTGATGTTCTCAATGTTTCCGATACTGCCAGTTTTACAAATACGAATGATAATACATTAGGTAATACAAATACTGGTGCTGTTCAGGTTGATGGTGGTGTTGGTATTGATAAGAATCTTACCGTTGGACAGACAATACAAGCAACTAATCTCAATATTACTGGTGTTGGAACTATAGCACAATTGGATTTGGGTACAGGAGAGTTTGATAATATTGTTGTAACAGGTGTTTCTACTCTCGGAAATGTTGTAATTGGTGTAAATTCTATAAGCACAAAACCAGGAACTGGAAATTTAACTATTGACTCTGATGGATCATCAAGTGTAGTCGTCAAAGATTTTATATTACTTCAAAAAGATACAGAATCTACCGGAACGGACTCTGGTGCTCTTCAGGTTGATGGTGGTATTGGAGTAAACAAAAGTGTTAATATTGGTCTGGAATTAAATGTAGGTGGTGCAACGACACTTGCATCTAATGGTGGTATTACAACGACGGGTGGAGATCTATATGTCGGTGGAGACTTATATGTTGGTGATGATATAACTTTTGATTCCTTAACAGCAAGAACTGGTACATTTACCGAATCATTAGATGTCCAAGGAATTACAACAACTGATACTTTAAGAGTAGGAACTAATCCAACATTTAGTATTGATGCAATACTTGATGAAGATAATTTAGTATCTGATAGTGATACTGCTCTTGCGACACAACAGTCCATTAAAAAATATGTTGATGACCAACTAACCGGACAAGATTTAGATTTTGGTGGTGATACTGGAACCGGTTCTGTTGACCTTGATAGTCAAACATTTACGATTGCCGGAACCGCAAACGAAATAGAAACTTCTGGATCAAATCAAACACTTACGATTGGATTGCCAAATGATGTTACTGTCTCCGGAAATTTAACTGTTAATGGTAATACTGATTTAGGAGATGCTACTTCTGATACCGTAACATTTAATGCAAGAGTTGATAGTAGTATACTTCCATTAACAGATGGAACATTAGATTTAGGTGGAACATCTAATAAATGGAATAATGTTTATGCAAATACTTTTATAGGTGCTATTGAAGGAAATGCCGATAGTGCAACAAAATTAGAAACACCTAGAACATTTACTTTAGGTGAGGGAACTGATGATGATATTGTTTCTATTGGAAAAACCTTTGATGGAACTCAACACGTAGGATTTGCACTTACATTAAAAAACGTTGGTCCCGGTACAGGAAATTATGGTGATACTACAGGAAAGAAATTTACTAATTTTGATCTTGATAGTAAAGGAAGAGTTATTGGTATAAACACTGTTAGTATTGTATTCAGTGATGCTAATGTTGCCACTGCCGACTATGCAGATAATGCTGGTATAGCAACTAACTTAAAAGATGGTCAAGCATATAATATCCCATACCAAAGTGCTGCTAATACGACAGACTTTATTTCTAATGGAACAGATGGACAATTACTTCAGTATAATCAAAGTTCAGCACCATCTTGGGTATCTTCAGGAGATATATCTGCAGGAATAGCAGAAACTGCTAATAATCTTGCTGGTGGTGCAACAGGAAGTTTACCATATCAATCAGCAACAGACACAACAACATTTTTAACAGAACCTGGTGCGGATGATAAAATCCTTTCATATAATAATAACGCTCCCATATGGATAGATAAATCTTCTGCAGGAGTGGATAATTATGTCGATTCAGTATCATTTAGTAGTGGAACTCTTACACTAGGAAGAACAGGTTCTTTAGCAAATTTAACCACAACAATAAGTCTTGCTGGTATTGGAGGCACTGATAAATTTATAGGTCTTACAGATACTCCAGCAAATTACACTAATGCCGCAGGAAAAGTTGTTAAAGTCAACTCCAGTGGGGATGGTTTGGAGTTTGTTGATTCATCTACTGCCGGTAAGACTTATACTCTTACTGCAGTAGATTCTGGAAGTAATGTTAAACTTAGATTGAGTGATGGAACTACTAATGATGATGTAAAGATTATTGCTGGTTCTAATATTACTATTAATCCTGTAGCAGCAGGTGGATTTACGATTGCTGCTGATGCTGGTGCCGGATTAGGTGTTGCCACATCTGCTAATGATATTTTAAGTGTTATAAACGGACAAATTGCAGCAGATGATGCTGGTGGTGATAAAATTTTCTTCTGGGATGATAGTGCAGGTAAAGCAACTCATCTTACTGCAGGAACTGGTTTAACAATTAGTGGAACTACAATTTCTGCTAATAGTGATGCCGGTAAGACTTATACTCTTACTGCAGTAGATTCTGGAAGTAATGTTAAACTTAGATTGAGTGATGGAACTACTAATGATGATGTAACGATTATTGCTGGTTCTAATATTACTATTAATCCTGTAGCAGCAGGTGGATTTACGATTGCTGCTACTGCTAATTATGCAAGAGCAATAAATATAGACAGAGTATCTACTACCACTGGGAGTTGGGTGGATACTCTAACTTCTGTTACTATCAACAAAAAGAGTTCTTCTACTGCAATATACATAACGATTGAGGACGCAATGTATGCAGGATCACTAGGTGGTCATAGATTATTAAGGGGAAATACAGCTCTTGTAGAATCGACCGGAAATTCATTTGGATTAAGTGGTTCTGCAGTTAGTGGTGGTGCGTGGTATGGAAGACAATCGATTACTTATGTTGATAATACAACATCTACCGGAAATATTACTTATAAGACTCAAATTAGAAGATCAGCAACCTGGGCTAGTGTTGCAGTTAATAATAACAATACGTCTACCGGTACTAATACCAGATGCATTGCTGTAGCAATTGAAATTTAAAATTATTAAATAAATAGTAGTAAATTAATTAGTTAAAATGTATCATCATATTGATTCTGCACTTTTTGAGTTAGTTCCGAGAGCAGAATGGGTTTTTAGAGGAGATTTGTATTCAGGAATAGAATGGCATAATATGCATGAGCATGAAATACCGACTGAAGCAGAAGTTCTTGCTAAACTAGAAGAAATAAGAAATTATGAATCCATGAGACTTTTGAGAGAAGAAAGAAATAAAAAAATTGCCACAACAGATTGGAAAGCAGCACCGGATGTTGTAATGTCACAAGAATGGATAGATTATAGACAAGCACTTCGTGATTTGCCTGCTACAGCAACACCAATATTAGATGATAATTACGAATTAGATATGGCATCTATTATTTGGCCGACAGAACCAACTTCATGAAGACTTAAATAAATATAGAAAAATATCGAAAGTCACTGTCCTGATTGGCACAGTTGACACCGGCACTCAAATGCCTTATAATAACAAGGTAAGCAACCAAGGCAAGATGCAAGACGAGTTTCTCATATGTTGTGTTATAGACATTACTAGAAGATCAATCTACATGTATTCTAGTGAAGGAAACACTAAAGAAATTTTTTGTGATACTGTAGACCAGTTCATGAATGTTCTTGAGGTCATTCGCAATACTTGTCCAAAAGATACTTTGGTTTATGCAAAACCACTGGAGGTGTAAATGGAAGTTTTTACCCTAAAAGAATGGGAAGACAATTTTGATGATCTTATGGAAAGAGTCGAAAATGGTGAAACCATAGGTATTGTAAGAGAAGATGGTAAGGCAGCAGTCATGATGCCTGCCGATGATGAACTAATACGAATACACACTGAGAACAATAACGAAGCTCAGTAGTTCATCATCTGCTCGTGAGACTTGGTAGTCAGGGGAGTTTTATAAACTCTTTGCACCCGATTAGTGCCTTTGAGGTGGATCGTAACCACCCACGAGTATTGGGTATTTTGCGCTGGAGATGATAATCCAGAATGCCGATACCCTGTGTAGATGTGATGTAATGGAAACACGCCTCTTCGGAGAGTAGTGCAGGTTCAAATCCTGTCATCTACACTATCTTGCCCGTTTGGCCCTCTGGTGAAGGCGATCTGCTCATAACAGATAGAAGGTCGGATCGTAACCGACAACGGGCATTAGGAACTTGAGACGTTCCAATCAAGGTGCTCATCGGTTCGGATATACCGAAACCCTGTTGGTGAGGATAAACCCCCTTGAATATTCACAACGGAAATTGTGTCTTACTCCATTACAAACTGTCAGTATGTTGGGTGTAGCGCCCACATAGCATACGGATAAGTGTAATGTCTTGTGGGCGTAGTCCAATTGGAAGAGACATGGAGTTTAAGCCTCCATCAGTGCTGGTTCGAGTCCAGTCGCCCATATTAAGATTTACAACATAGTAGTTCAACTCCCTATAAATAATAGTAGGGAGTTGAACTACTATGCAATATCATATGCATCACTTGAAACCCAGATATATGGGAGGTAATGATGCACCAGAAAACTTGGTAAGAGTATCAATAAAGAGGCACGCAATGTTTCACTTTTGCAACTATCAGTTATGGGGTAATAAAGAAGATAAAATAGCGTGGTGTGCTTTAAGTGGTCAGATTTCTTTTGATGAAGCACAATATCAAGCACAACTTTTAGGTGGTGATAGAGCCAGAGAAGTCTTCAAGGAAAAAATGAAGAACGACCCAGAGTATAGGGCGGCATTCAGTAGAAGGATGAAAGAAAGATGGAACGACCCAGAGTGTAGAGAAAGAATGGCGGAGAATTGCCGTAAAACACAGAAAAAGGCAATGACTGCGGCACTATCAAAAGAGGCACGTCAGAAGAAATTGGATACTTTAAAAAGAATAGGTCACCAACAAGGTAAGAAAAACTCTATGTATGGTAAAATGTGGATTACTGATGGAACTAAAGAAGGATCACGCAGAATACCAAAAGGTGATCCAATACCAGAAGGATTTAGAAAAGGAAGAGTTTGCCAAACAAAGAAATAAATAGTCAAAAAGACTATGAAATACTTTCAGCAATTCTCAGAAGATATGGCACAGAGACGTGCTGATCTTGCAAATAAAGAAAAAGAATATGTTCAAAATTATCAAGATAATTTAGAACGAGATTCCAAAAAATATGCTGAAGATTCTGAAGAAAGAAGACAAAAACAAGAAGCAGAGCAAGAAGCAAGAAATCAAGAACAAGAAGAATTGGTGCAAAGAAGAAGAGAAGAACGTCAACAAAGAAAAGAAAGAAAACAAGCAGAAAGAGAAGCAGAAAGAGAATCAAGAGAACAACAAGCACAAGATAAATACTTGAGGTCTTTAGAAGCAAGAGTTTCTGAAACCGAAAATAAATAAAAGAAAGAATAATATTATGTCTTTCACAGTAACCACAAAGAAGTGTTGGTATAATGACTATAAAATGATAGTCAAAATGTTCTTTCTTAATGATGTGCCATTTTCGTTTGATGATTTACCTGTAGGTTATTTGTATGACCGAGAAACAGTAAGAGAAGCATATAGTAATAAAGATTATTCGGTAGAAGATATTTACAAGGGTTCCAATTATTTGATATTGGAAAATTGTCATCCTTGCTTTGATGATATTGAGATATTAAATCCCGAAAACTTACCAGAGGAGATTCGAAGTTTTTATAATGGAGAAGAAGATTTACTGAGATAAATAAGTCATAGAAATAGCATAGACGCAGTAATACAATGCCTCTGAATAAATTAGATTCTATTATTAAGAACACTGAAGGTCGTATATTATATGTAAGTCCATCAGATTTGGATTCAACGGATAGTATTAGTAATCAAGGAAACTCACTTGCTCGACCGTTTAAAACTCCTCAGAGAGCATTAATTGAGTCTGCAAGATTTTCATATGTAAAGGGAAATAATAACGACGAAACAGAGAAGACTACAATCCTCTTAATGCCTGGTAATCATGTAATTGATAATCGTCCCGGTTATTCTATTGATAGTACGGGAACAATCACATCTGCCGATGGTTCGGCAATAAGACCTTTATCATTAACATTAGATTCTATTTTTGACTTAACGCAAAAAGATAATGATCTTTATAAGTTTAATAGTGTAAATGGTGGAGTAATTGTTCCTCGTGGAACTTCAATTGTTGGTCTTGACTTAAGAAAGACTAAAATACGCCCTCTTTATGTTCCCAATCCAACTGATAATACTCCAAATTCTGCAATCTTTAGAATTACTGGAGCATGTTATCTCTGGCAATTCTCTATTTTTGATGGTGATGAGTTCGGAACTGTTTATACACAACCAGATAATTTTGAACTTAAGTCAAGTCCAACATTTTCACACCATAAACTTACAGTATTTGAATATGCCGATGGTGTAAATGATGTTGGCACTCAAGGTGTAACAGACCTTGCGATGTATTATGCAAAACTATCAGAAGCATATGGTCCTGGATCAGGTCGGGAAGTTGATCCTTCAGATAAATTTGATGTAAATAAAGAAGGATTTACTTCAGTAAGACCAGAGTTTGAGATTGTTGGTGCATTTGCAGCAGATCCTATTAGAATTGAAAATATTAAATCAGGTGATGGTGCAACACCAACAAGAACAATTACTGTTACAACACAAGGTCCTCATGGATTAGATGTAGGAACACCAATTCGTATTGAAGGTATAGTAGGTGGTGATAATGCTCCTTATAATATTTCAACCAAAGTCATAGATGTTGATGATACTAGTGATAATATCTTTTTCTACACTATATCATCTAATGATTTTGCACTTATTGATCCTTCACCAACACTAAACGATGCAACAGTAACAATCGAAACTGATACAGTTTCTGGAGCTTCTCCTTATATCTTTAATATCTCCATGCGTTCTGTATGGGGTATGAATGGAATGCACACTGACGGATCTAAGGCAACTGGATTCCGTAGTATGGTTGTGGCTCAATTCACTGGGGTTAGTCTTCAGAAAGATGATAGAGCATTTGTAAAGTATATTCCATCATCTAGAGAATATAGAAATGATTTTTATACATCAGGAACAACTCAAACTGGTTCCACTTTATCTTCACAATCTTCATCTAGTGGAACTGTATACCATTTAGATTCTGATGCCATTTATAGAAAAGGATGGGAACAAACTCATATTAAGATGTCCAATGATGCAATTGTTCAGGTCGTTTCTGTGTTTGCGATTGGATATAATAAGCACTTTGAGGCGCAGAGTGGAGGAGATGCCTCTGTAACTAACTCAAACTCTAACTTTGGTCAGTTGTCTTTAGTCTCTGAAGGATTTAAGAAAGAAGCATTTGAGAAGGATAACAAAGCATTCATTACTCACATTATTCCACCAAGAGCAATTGATTCTACCGAAGAAGATATTGATTGGTTAACTCTTGATCAGGATGCAACAAATACTTCAACTAAATTATATCTCTTTGGATTTAATGATGAGGATGTAAAACCACCAATTCTTACACAAGGATATCGTGTTGGTGCAAAAGTAAATGATAAACTTTATCTTGGTACTGATTCTGCCGATATTGTGATGCCAAGTGGTGCCTCATCTTTTGAGGAATATTCAGTAACTTCTGGACCTTCGTCAAATATATTTACGATAGGAACTCATAATTTATCAACAGGTGAAAAGGTTATTATTATCAGTGATGATGGAGACCTATCAGAAAATTTAAGAACCAACACAGTTTATTATGCAATTGTACCAAATAATACGACTATTAAACTTGCCGCATCAGAAGCAGAAGCACTTGCAGATGAACCAATTACAGTATATGGTGGAACAAATCTAAAAATTCTTACGAGAGTTTCTGATAAACAATCTGGTGATGCCGGACACCCAGTTCAGTATGATAAACAAGACCCATCATCAAATCCTAATGGACTGAATCAGTGGTACATTAATGTAAATTCTGATAATAGTATTACTGGGCAACTTTCTGGAACTGGTGCCACAGAACCAACTATTATCAAGAGAATTGCAGATAATAGAAGTTTAGATGAGAAGATTTATAAAGTTAGAGTTGTAGTTCCAAGTCAGCTTGGAAATGCAAAGACACCAGAAGCAGGATTTGTTCTTCAAGAATCTAGCACAACTGGATATGTAGGAACTGCGGATACAAATAGAACGACTATCGATTCTACTAATTATGATTGGAATCGAAATTTAAGTTTTATTAAAACTTGTTCTTTATCATCACCAACAGTCACTGTTATTACAGAACTTCCTCACAATTTAAAAGTTGGTGATTCAGTTACTATTAAGAATGTAACTGATTCTACAAACACGACTGGATTAATTGATAAAGGATATAATGGGACATATGATGTCACTAGTGTTGATGGTTTAGAATTTACATATACAACAACATTAACTCCAGGAGCATTTACGAATAATGTAAATGATAGAACAACATCACTTCCAAGATTTGAGAGAACTGACTTAAAGTCAAATCTTTATGTTTATAGGAACGAGATAATCTCCGAATATAGTGATGGAGATTCAAATGGTGTGTATCACATTTATGCACTGAATTCTAATAATGCTATTCAGAATGAATTCACTAATCTAGAGTATAGTCAGAATGTAACTGATTTATATCCACAACTTGATAGAGATAATCCTAATGATGACCCAAATTCTGCAAAAACTTATGCCTTAAGGTCTCCAATTGGAGATGTTCAAACTGATGACCTTAAGAAGAGTATTACAAGAGAAAGTGCCGACTTATTATTAACATCACTCGGTATTGGTCTTAATATAAAATCAGTCACAAACCCAACATCAACAACACCAACTATCGAATTTGATAGAAATCACAACTTTAATAGTATTGTATCTGGAAGTCTTGGTGCAACTTCAGGGTTTACTCCAGGAACTTATTATAATGTAAAAATTTCTACAGTAGCAAATCCGATTAGTAGTCCTAGTGCCTTTGATAGTGCGTGGCAAGGTGCAACTGCAAAAGTTGTTGTTGCTTCTGGAGGTAATATAACTTCCGCAGAAATTATGAACGGTGATTCTGATTATTCTGCAGGAACATATTTCTTAGATACTCGTGTAATTGGAGCAGGAACTCCTAATACATTTACGGTCACTTCTGCTGATATTTCATCTCCAGTTGGGAATGTAGTTCAGTTTACTGGTATTGGAACAGGAACTGATACTTATCACCGTATTACAGGAGTTACTGCTAAAGATAGTATTTCGATTGCAAGAACAACTGGAGATCCAGTAATCACCTCAGATAATTATGCATTCATAACGGCACCTTCTGTTCAAATATCCTCTAAGAGTTTTAATAATGGAGTTGTAACGATTAATACTACCAATGGGCATGGATTAGCAGTTGGTAATAAGTTTAGAATTATTACTAATTCTAATGTTAATAAAGGTGATTTCACAGTCGGAGAAGTTGTAGATTTCAATACATTTAGATTTAATTCAGAATCTAATGTAACTAGTGTTGGTAATGGATTTATTCTGAAGCACGGTTTATCATCAAACATTGGTGTTTCTGATAAGTCAAGTGAAAATCTTCAGTCAAGAGCAATTACTATTTTTGATGGAGAAACATTAACTCTCACTGAATCTGGTGGCATTAATGCTAGTCCAACAACAACATCATTTTCTGTAAGTAGTCCTGGTATTACCAGAACTATGGCAAGGTTCCCATTAGGTTCTTATATTCAAATTGATAATGAAATTATGAGAATTGCGAGTGATTCTCTGAGTGGAACTCCTATAGATAAAATTACAGTGATTCGTGGAGCACTTGCTACTTCACCCACAACACATGTCGAGAACTCAACAATCAGAAAGATTAAAGTTCCTTCAATTGAGTTCCATAGACCATCAATTATTCGTGCTTCTGGTCATACATTTGAGTATCTGGGATATGGTCCTGGAAACTATTCTACGGGTCTTCCACAGGTTCAGGACAGAACACTCACAGAAAGGGAAGAGTTCTTGTCACAGGCACAGGAAAAGGGTGCTGGTATCGTTGTTTATACTGGTATGAATAACAAAGGTGATTTCTATATTGGAAACCAGAAGAAATCATCTGCAACTGGTGAAGAAACTAATTTTGATATTCCAGTCCCAACTGTGACTGGTGAAGATCCATCGAGATTGAGTGCGGTATTTGATGAAGTTACAATTAAAGAAAGATTAGTTGTAGAAGGTGGAGATTCTGGACAAGTTCTCTCGCAGTTTGGTGGTCCTGTTACTTTTGATGGAAAAATTAAAGCAAATGCTCAAGTAAAAATTGCTAATGCAACTGATTCTACAGGACCTACATCTGGAGCACTTGTAGTTACTGGTGGTGTTGGTGTTGGCAAAACAATTACTGCATCAAATGCTACAGTCGGTAATGTTACTCTTAATGGTAATACAAATGAACTAACTTCAACAAGTGGTAATTTGAATATCAATGCCTCTGCAGGAAATTTAGTTAACATTAAAACAGATACTACTGTAACTGGTGTTTTAGATGTTAATGGTAGTGCAGACATTGATGATGTAAGAATTGATGGTAATACTGTTACCACAACTAGTAATAATTTAATCCTTGATTCTAATACTAATGAGGTTGAAATTAATGCTAATACTACTGTAACTGGTATACTAGATGTTAATGGTAGTGCAGACATTGGTGATGTAACAATTGATGGTAATACTGTTAACACAACTAGTGATAAGTTAATCCTT